GCCCTCCCGACCGATGAACACGCGGGGCACGTTCTCGGACTGTGTTCGCCAGATGTGGAGTTGAAGCGCGAGCGCCCCGACCGGACGATCGAGAAGTACACGCCCAAGCTCACCGCCACCCAGGAATGGCTTTGGGAGGCGTGGACGGAGGACATTCGCGGCCTGAAGCAACTCGCCGGCAAGGACGAGATTGTCGTCTTCGACCTCGGCGACCCGGTTCAGGGAAATGCCTTCCCCCGCGAGCTGGTGTCCACGAGGCAGGCTGACCATTACGCCATCGCTGAGGCAAACAAGATCCCGCTCCTATCGATGAACAACGTGCGGCGCGCCTTCTTCGTGAAGGGGACCGGCGTCCACGAGTTCGGGGAGGGGTCTGCTCAAAGCGTCCTGGCTAACGCGCTGCAGGCAAAGCTCGGGAAGCAGATCGATGTCATGTACCACGCCGAGGCCGCACTGGATGGCTTCGTCATGGACCTCGCCCATCACGGCCCTCCCCCCGGCGTTCGCAACTGGCTCCGGGGGAACATCCTCCGGCTCTACGCGCAGTCCATCATGGACGACTGCCTGAAGTCAGAAAAGCAGCCCCCAAATTTCCTTGGCCGAGGCCATTACCACCAGTTCGTCACCGAGGTCGTGACGCGGCAGAACGCCAAGACGTGGGAGTGCCGTGCGACAATCTGCCCGGCCTACTGCCTGATCGACGACTACGCTCGCAAGGTTGCCAAGTCGCCCTACCGCGCAACTGTTGGGATGATCGCCCTGGAGATAGTCGGCGGCCGGCTGGTGCAACAGCACGAGTTCATCAGAACTATTGACTTTAGAACCAGACTCACTTTGTAGGCCAATGCAATGAAAACATGCACGAAGTGTCACCAGGAGAAGCCGCGACAAATGTTCGGGCCGGGTCGAGGGAAAGATGGTCTCCATCAGTGGTGCCGATCATGTAGGGCGGCGGCCACTCGGGCCTATCTTCTTCGGTACCCAGAGAGGCGTTACCGTATATCCCATCCATCAGAAGCGGCGGACTCCGGTCGGAAATACGCTAGGGCGCATAGGAAACAGATCAATGCGCGTCGTCGGCGATGGTATGCCGATAACAAAGAGCGTCTTCGCGCCTATCACCTCGCGCAGTACCACAGTCATCGGGATGATCGTCTCGCTAAGCATCGCGAGTACATGAAGTCGGAGGCCGGTCTACTTGTCTATCGAGCGGCCAATCATCGACGACGCTCGCGCCTCCTCGGCGGTCTATCCGCAAAGGAAATCGGGCGTCTCTTGGCTGAAGCTCGTGGCCGGTGTTTCTACTGTCGGAATGCCGCGAAACTAGAGATCGATCATGTGATCCCAATCTCTAGGGGCGGGCCACATGCCATTGGAAATCTTGTCGCCTCATGTCGTCCATGCAACATGAAGAAGGGAAATAGAATGCCGTCGGAATGGCTGAGTTTCCGCACCCGCCTGGAGTTGTGAGATGAAATCACTTCAGGACCAGATGCTGGCCGAGATCGAGGCGCTGAGGGAGGAGCTTGCTCCCGAGGTCCCCGACTACGCCATCACATTCGAGCAAATGATGCAGAGGTTGGGGCCGGGGGCAAACGTCGGACGACTCCACAAGTGGCTCGCGGAGGAGGTCAAGGCCGGGCGTTGGAAGAAGGCGCGCATCCCTGGCGGACAGGCGCGGACGGTCTACTGGAAGGCAGAATGAGAGTCTATGTCGCTGGCCCTTTGAGTCGGTCGGACGATTGGCCCGACATGGCCATGAATGTCAGGCGGGCTATTGAGGCGGCCGGAGAACTCGCGGATGCAGGACACACACCATTCTGTCCCCATCTGTCGCACTTCTGGCACATGATGTTTCCGCGTCCCTATGAGGACTGGTTGCGGATGGATTTCGAGTGGATTTCCGTATGTCACGCTCTCCTTAGGATGTCTGGCCACAGTCCTGGTGGGGATCGCGAGGTCGCTGAGGCCAAGAGACTTGGACTCCCCGTCTTCTTTAGTGTGGCCGATTTCGTCGCGTGGGCCCAAGATCATGCTTCGGTGGCTTAGGCGCTTGATGGCGAAGGTCTTGCTATGGGCCGGACTCGCGGCCGGCAACGGGCCGGCATGCAACCCTTGGACGGACGCGCAGTACGGCGAAGTCACGGAAGAGGACATACGGGAGATACTGGGTTGAAGACACTCACCATCCTGGGTATCCCCGCCATCGAGTTTTACGGCAACGGGCCCTCCGTCGTGCTGCTGGCCGGCCTGCACGGGGAAGAGAGCGCGCCTCCGGTTGCCGTGCAGGCGATGATGCCCATCATAGAGTCGTGGGACTTCCCCGTCCTCGTTATCCCGAATGCCAATCCTGCCGGAATCGTCCAGGGCAAACGCAAACCCGACTGGCTGACGAACGGCAGCATCGGCGCCGACGATTTGTTCGCTGCCGAAATAGAACGAAGTCGGGACGTCGCATTGCTGGTGGATCTGCACGAGGACGAGAAGGCCACCATGCCGTACCTCTTCGGCTACGGCAGTCGGGAAGTCACCATCTCCCTGAGGAATGCCCTGTACGGTATCGGGGTGGAGTTTCCGAAGTCGATCAGGAAGTGGTGGTCGAAGAAGGTTCAGGCAGTCAACACGTTCGAGGGGATCATCTGGGACGACGAGGACGAGTCGGTCGATGCCAGGCTGGAGACGAAAGCCTCCATTGTCGTCGAGACCCCCATCGCCTGGCCCCTGGCCTACCGCGTAGCCGTGCAGTGCTTCGTCATCTCCCAAGTCCCCCTGCTGTACCAGCGCCTGGCCGAAGAAACCCCCTAGCCCCTCGGCGGCCGGCAGACGGGGCAGGCCGGCTTGAGTGCGCCGCCGCAGTTCGGGCAGACATGCCGGCGCCGGACCACTAGCCGCTCCCGAATGTCCTTCCGCTTTGGCCAGTACCCGCCCTTGGCTATCCGGCAGACCGTCCCGGCTGGAAGGCCGATTTCGCGCCCTACGGCCCGCCAGCTTCCCATGACACGGTAAAGCTCCATAAGACGCTTGCGGGCGGCGTCACGACCCGTGACGGGCCAGCCAGATGGCACGCTAGGCCTCGTCCGGGCCCTGCTGTGGCTCTCCGGCGGCAATGTCGCTATCGTGATAGGTCATGGCTTCACCTCCCCTTGGGCTTCTCGGAAGCCTGGCCCTGCCGGGGACTTGTAGCTAGGCCCGGCTTCCAAAGGCTCGTTGGGCGACGGCGTCATTCGTCAACCCGTCGGACAAGGCCGTCTGCAACACAAACGTCAAGCCAGAACGCCACTGCGCCGCTTTTGGCATCAGTCCAGTCTGCCTCGACGCGATCCTTGTTCCATACCCCATTGCGCCTCAATCGTCGGGCGCGTTTGGCAATCTTGTCTTCTGGAATGCCAAGCAGCTTGCCAATTCTTCCGGCATGAGGCCCAACTAAAGCACTTGCGAGGAGCATGGCGGCCGTCTCCGCAGAGGCCTCCTCGCACTTGGGGTCCATCTTATAGACCAAGTCATAGATTTCTTTGGCCGTCATTTGCTTCTCTGCCATCTCTCTACTCCTCGCCCGACATCTATTCGGGCTGCGTCGTGTGATTCAAGTCCCCGGTAGGGCCTTGTTGGGCTTCTCGGAATGCCGCAAGGGCCGGCTTCGCGTGCGGATCGTGGCCGCACCATTCGCACTTCAGGCGCGCCCCGCAATTCGTACAGGTCATGGCCGCCTTCACGAGAACCTCTATCCGCTTGTCGCGGCGCTGAATGGCCTCGGAGGCGGCGGTGCGCTCGGCCGGCGTGAGGGGTGCGTTCATCGGAACCGTTGTCTACCGGGGGAGTCGTCCCCCGGTAGACATCTCGGTCGCATCCCTAGCTTAGGTCCGCGCCCGTTGGCGCGTAGTCGTCTTCCTCGGGCGGAGGAGGAACGACCGTCGGCTTGGGGACGACACGAACAGCTGGTACCTGCTCGCCCTTGAATGTCACCATCGCCGAGTACAGTTTGATCTTCTTGCCGACCCAGGAACCATCATCGTTGCCGTGCCAGCCGGCGATGATGTCCCAGTTCGTGGCGTTGCAGACGAGTCCTTTGCCGCCACCCTTGAAGCGAAGGACCAGCTTGTTCTCTTTTTCCTCGCCAACCTGCTCTTCTTCACAGGCCTCGATGACGACTGTCAGGCCCTCGGCCGGGAGGTCGGAGGCTTTCAGCCATTTGCTTGGGTATCGCTCTGCTTTGGTAGCCATTGTGTAGGTCTCCTGTGTGGATCGTTCGGCGACTCGGGTTTGGGTTGCGGCGAGTTATCTGCTTCGGGGATTCTCCTTGGGTTTCAGCGGCTTGGTGTCCACGAGTTTCTTGGCGGCCAGTGCGTCGATCTGCTTCTGCTCGATAGGCCCCGGCTGCCCACAAAAGATGCAGCCGCCGGTGCCGTCCATGTGGATCTTCGTGGGGATGCCCTGCTTGCCGGGGATGCGGAGGCAGGTGTGCGTCCACGAACCGGGCACGATGTGGATGGGGGTCATGCGAACGCCTCTCTCACCTTGTCGACCTTGGTCCAACCCCGCCAGCCTGCCCCGACGTGTTCGGCCGCTTCACTCGCCAGCCGCCAGGCGTCTTGTGGGCTCCAGCCGGAGGAGATCAGCCGCTCGGCCGCACGCCGCTCCTCATGCGCCAGGGCGTGCAGGATGGCGTCGTCGTTGGCACCCGACATCACGCGGTACCAGCTCTTGTGCATCATCCGCCGGTGGGAGAACTTCGTTTGCTTCATGCCCCAATTGTATTACGAAACAAGGTGGGCATAGATGAGAGTCGGATTAGAGCTTCTCCGGCTTGGCTGACGCCCGGCTGACTTTCCCATCCAGGTAGTCCAGGATCAGCCTGCGCAGCCAGGAGGACCTAGTACGCTGGTCCTCCTGGGCGGCACGGTCGATCCTGGCGAGGTCGTCGGGCCGAAGCCTGAGAACGACGCTGGCGGACTTCTGGTCAGCCATCGGGGGCCTCCAGTTGAGACGGCTCAAAGCCGCCATGCGATATACCGTGGTTCTTGCCACCGCAGGCGCATCGGCAGTCCGGCTGTGTTGCCGTCTCGCAGTTGCGGTTGCAGACAATGGCGTCATCCGTAGACGCGACCCCAAATCGACCGAAGTAGAGCCGGCCATTCCTGAGGATCATGGGGTATTCGTCGTCCACGGCGCCGTCATTCTTGATGTGGCTACCCAAGCCGTGATAGCCGGTGTGCTGTCGCGGGTCGCCATCCAGGGTGAATGCAAACTCTCCCGTGTCGGCGTTGTAGAAGAACCACCGCGTGTTCTGCGTAGTCTCCCAGGACCAATGGCCGTGCCGCTTGGACTTCATTCTAGCCTCGCAATCCCCTTGTCGATGTCCGCCAGCAGGCGGGCCGTCAGGGTTCGCAGTCGGCGGAGGACGGCCTTGCCGCCCTTGGGGTCACGGTCACCCTTGGCAATCATCGACACGATGCTCCGAGCAGCCTCGATGGCGTCCTCGGCCATGAGTACCTGCCGGTCCTTGATCCACTCGAAGAGGACCCGGCCCGTGGCCTCGCGCACCGTGGGCTTCGGCATCGGCTTACGGGGCGGCAGGTTATCGGCGTACTCAAGGATTCTCGCCGTCGGCATCGCCAGCGTGCGCGTGACGGCCTTCTGCCCGCCGAAGTCCGAGGCTCGCTTGACGACCTCGGCCATCTTACGGGTGTCGCGGCTGGAAAGTTCGTCCTTGGCTGCCTTCTGGAGAACTTGGGCGGCAAGTTTGGTGTCGCCGCCAGTTCCCTGGCGGGCCTCGCGGACATTTCGTTCGGTAAGTAAACCCGGGTTTACTTCGACGACTTTGCGAATGGCCCCCTCTAGCATCTCAAGATACTGAGAGATGCGCATCTTTGTCCATCCGAGCTTCTTCGCGAGTTCCTCCTGCGTGCAACCCGTCTCATCGATGATGGCCTGGAGCGCCTTGGCGATATCGATGGCAGCCATGTCCTCCCGGACAACGTTCTCGATGAGGCTCTGAGTCAGCAACTTGTCGTCGGGCACGTCCGCCACCAGCGCCTCGATGTCCTTCTGCCCAGCGGCCTTGGCGGCCATGACGCGGCGGTGGCCGTAGACGAGAACGTAGCCCGTCCCGTTCGGACGAACCTTGATGGGGACGAGCTGGCCTTGTTCCCGGATGCTGGCTTCCAACTCTTCCAGTTTCTCGGGGGACATCTGCTTTCTGACGCGCTTCTCCAGGCCCTTGATCTCGTTCAGTGCGATTGTCTGTAGTTTCATTCGTTCCTCCTGTTTGTGTCTGCAATTGTACGACATGCCCCAGACAGGAAGATTAGAGTATGATGAGAGAATTGCGGCCTGGCGGAGATTTGGCCTTAGAATTGCGGCCATGCAACCGGCTGAACTTCCTGGACACTCTGGCGTGTATGCCCTCTGGCAGGATGGCGAATGCCTGTATGTTGGCGCGTCGCAGAACATCAGGCGGCGGTGGGGTGGCTTGATCAAGTCCCGGAATGACATCCCAAAGAAGGGCGTCGAGGTACAGGTCTGGCTTTGCCCACCCGATGAGCTCGGACGACTTGAGAAGAGTAAAATAGCGGAGTTGCATCCCACCCTCAACGGTGCCGGTTAGCCTGCGCGCCTCGCGCCCCTGGCTCTGGCACCGTTCCCCCCTCGGTGCCGAGAGAACCCCTCACCGGGGCGCGAGGCGGGCCGGCAAATCGGGCCGACTCTCCTCCTTGGGTGGGCCGGGTCGTGCGGCAGGGGTCGGCGACCCGGCCCCAAGGGGAGCAGGTTTGCGCCCCCCGACTCAAGGCTACGGCATGAGACAACCCAGAAGGGTGATCTGTAAGGTGGATGAAAGTCTCCGTTCGCGACTCTTCGTGGCCTACAACGCGGCACGGCGCGCGGCAAAGTCTGGCCTGCTGGACAAGCGCCGGCTGGACCGCGCGCTCGGGTTGGCTCTGCGGAAGACGTACACCCAAACGTACAAGACGACTCTGCGCGGCTGTTCGTGCCGGGACGCGGAGATACACCCGGGAGTCTGGTGCAAGCATCGTCTTGCGCTAGCCCTGAGACGAAAGGCGGAGGCCGAAGAGTGACAGTAGCAGCGTGTACCAAATGCGGGATCGTCCGAAGGATGCACAGGGACCACATTGTTCCGAGGGCGCTCGGCGGCGGGGAAGAGCTGGAGAACATTCAACTTCTCTGCGCCAACTGCCACGAGGACAAGACCGTGGCCGATCTTGCGACTATCTCCAGGCTGCCAGATAGCCGAGCGAGGAAGTCGCGGGCGATGCGCGGTAATCAGAATGCGCTGGGGTATCGCCATAGCGCAGAGGCAAAGTCTCTAATGTCTCTGTACAGGCGATTGGCGGCTCAAAAATGACGCGTTCTATGATCCCCGCGATTTCGTCCGGCCCATTTGAGGCGACCCCAACCAGGCTCGTCGTTCGACAAAAGGATGTCGCATTCGAGATCTGGCAAGCATATGGGGAGGGGCTAAGGCGAGTAGAGGGAGCCCTCCAGTGGGTTATAGGAGACTGGATCAATTACGGTGAGGCGGCCTATGGCGAGACGTATGCCCAGGCTCTGGAGCTTTGGCCGGAAGCCGAGTACACGTCTCTCTCTAATTACAAGGTGACGGCCGAGAGGGTTTCCAAACGTTTGGAAACCCTCTCTTGGGCCCATCACTTCGAAGTCCGTCGGCTTGAGCCAACCGAACAGGCAAGGTGGCTGTCGGAGGCGGAAGCCAAGAACTGGAGCGTACGCGATCTTCGTCGCGCCATCCAGGCACAAACGCCGAGGAAGGATTGGCTACAACTTTACAGTCTGTGGCGCTTTGATACGCCCGACCCCGCATTCGGCCAGGGGCATCCCGGCAACATCCCCGGCCAGGTGAACATGAACCTGAATTACTACCTCACGGAGCCGGGCGAGTTGATCGTGGACCTCTTCGCAGGCGGTGGGACGACGCTCGATGTCTGCGCCGAGGACAACGACGATTACGGCAATCGGAAGTGTCTCTCCTTCGACCGGAAGCCCGTCCGCAAAGAGATCAAGAAGTGGGACTTGACCGATGGTCTGCCCGACTTCCCCGGCGCGGCGATGGTGTTTCTCGACCCGCCGTACTGGGGACAGAAGGCCGGCGAGTATAGCGGCGATCCAACAGACCTGGCGAACATGCCGCTGGAGCAATTCAACAAGACGCTCGCCGCCGTCGTGGATGCAAGCCTGAAGCGCGCCCGATGCGTGGCCCTCATCATCGGGGCGACTCAGAAGGACGGCCAATTCTACGACCACGCGGCATGGCTGATGGGCGCGTTCGGAGCCCCGCGTCATCGCTTTCAGGTTCCGTATTCCACCGAGCAGTACAAGGCCTTCGACGTGGTGCGGGCGAAGAAGAACAAGGCATATCTCAATGTCTGTCGCGACCTCATGGTGTGGGCCCAATGATTCTGCGGGAATCCAGGGAGGAACGACTTTATCACTACCGCGAATGGGAAATGGATTTCGCCGCCACGCCCTGCAGGCTCGTATATCCATATCCGCAGTGCGGGGGGCACTGGGTGAAGAACGGCGGTCCTGGCTGTGACTTCATTTGCAGTGCCTGCCGCCGATGGGCCGATGCCAAGTACTCAGGGAAGATGATTGATCTGAATCACGTCAGGTTCAATTGTTCGCGCCAGCCTTGGGATCACTATCTTGCCACCACGCTTCTGGTAGTAAGGACGGCCTGGGATAGCACGCCGAACGATGTCGCACTGCTGAAGGGCGACGGCAAGATAGTGGGAACACATGCCCCGTCCGAACGAGGAACAAAGCAATTTGGCAGCACGCCTTATTACGAGATCCAGTCGATCTGCTATCCAATTCTTACGAATGCAATGATGGCGGTCTTGAGAAGCGAGGCCTCCGCATGATCCCTCTCCCCGTCCGTCTGTTCATAGCCGCGTGGTGGGCGTTATGCCTCGCCGCTTTTGGAGTGTTGCAGCCATGAATGACCCCTGGACGACTGACGACTTGGACCGACTGCGGGCGGCGTTTGACGCGTTCGACAAGGAGCAGAGACGGTGCGCCCAGCAAGAGTTGTGGTTCATCGTCAAGGGAGTGCTGCTGATCGTGCTGGTGATTGCCGGGATTGTTGGGTTGTCGCTGCTGTTCGGGTGGGGGGTGGGATGGTGAAGTTCAGCTGCGTAATATGCGGCTTGGTGTTCAAACGCCTCGACTGGCTGCTGGCGCATGTCGGCCAGTGTTCGGCGTGGCTGAGGAGAGCGAATTGAGCGGAGAGCGTAGACCAATTAGCAAGGGAGCACGCTTCGACGTATTCCGGCGAGACGCATTCACGTGCCAATACTGCGGCCGACGGCCACCGGAGGCGGTGCTAGAGGTAGATCATGTTCTTGCGGTCGTCGAAGGCGGCGGCAACGACGAAATGAATCTCGTCACGAGTTGTGCCGACTGCAACCGCGGCAAGGGGCGAAAGCGTCTTGAGGCAATTCCAAGACCGGACGCCGAGGACGCTTGGCTTGAAATCCAGCAAGAGGTCGCGGAGCTTCGTCGTTATCAGGAGGGCAAAGCCGGAAGGGACGCGATCCGAAAGGCGGTTGTCGATGGCTTAGCCGAGATGTGGTGTGAACAGATGGGCCTCGATTGGTACCCGCAGGAGAGAACGCTCGAGGACTGGGTGTCGAAGTTTGGCCCGGAGATGGTTGAACAAGCCATCCGCGCCGTGGCCCCCAAGGTTGTCTCGGGAAGAGTTGCGGCTAGCACGGCTGCAATCGCCTATACCAGGGGCGTGCTCAACAAGATGGCCGAGCGATGAGCATCAAAGCCATGACGCACGTCTGGGAGACGAGTCAGCATAAGCACTCCACGCTGCTGGTGCTACTGGCAATCGCCGACTACGCCAACGACGCCGGCCAGGCGTGGCCGAGCATAGACAGTCTGGCCAGGAAGGCCAGGACTTCCAGGCGCCAGGTGATTGACATCATCAAGCGCCTGGAGGCTGGTGGCGAACTCGGAGTAGCGGTGGGGGCGTCACCCTTCGGGACGAACATCTATACCATATCTGGCGGTGCGGAAAACGCAAATGGCATATTCTACGCGAATCGCGACGCGAAACTGCACCCGATCCGTCATGAACAGTCTTCTTCTTCCCAAAATGGGGCCGCGAATGTTCTTGAGGGATTGGGTGCGGTTTCCGGCGGGAATGGCGCGCGGAAGCCGGACGGTTCCTTCGGCGCCGTCATTCACGCCTGGGAGTCTTTGTGCGGCCCCATAACGACGGCAGCCGCGGAGCAGCTGAACGACCTAGCCGACGAGGCGGAGTCTCGTCGGCTTCTCTTGCCGGCGGGGTCGGCGGGGGCGACGGAGTCGGGTCCGGGGTGGTTGCTTGCGGCGATTGAGGAGGCGACTCGTGCGTCGACGAACGGCCGCGTGTCGGTGAACTTCGTGAACTCGATACTCTCGAGGTGGTACCGGGACGGGTTCAAGGCGGCGTTCCGGAAGGTGGCGAAAGCGGACCAAGGCGGCGAGGTGCTGTCCGAGTCCGACTGGGATAAGCGCCGGGCCGAAGTGAAGGCGGCACGGGAAAAGCACGAGGCCGCGCTGAAGGCGAAGGAGGCCGTGAAGTGATCCACGTCCAGGAAGTCTTGGGTGAGGCCGCCAAGAGGCACATTGCCGAGATGCGGGACCGGCCGCCGGCCTTCCAGCGATCGATCTGCGCGCCGGGATGTCCATTGTGCGGTGGGCTGGGCTACCTCCGCGAGAGTCGTGCGATTGGGGATCCGCAGTACGGCAAGCTGGAGCTGTGCCCGAACGTCGATCGGTTGGGTCTTCCGGGCGCGGCACGGTACGGGGTCACGCACGACGAGCTCGCGTCCCTGTCATGGGACAGCGTGACTGACCAGGGCCAGGCATTGGCTGCGGCCGAGGTGGTGAGAGCGACTCTCGAGCGCGGCTACGGCTGGGTGTTCTTGTGGGGCGGGTACGGGCTGGCCAAGACGCTGATCCTCAAGGTGGCGGTGACTCAATGGCTCAAGGCAGGCGGGGAAGCGGCCTACACGCGCATGGCGTCGGTGATCGACAACCTGCGCGCGGCGTTCGACGCGGACGATCCCAGCGAGGAGAGTGAGCGCCGGCTGGCATGGTGGACTTCGGTTCCGGTTCTGGCGGTGGACGAGTTCGACCGCGTGCGTTCGACGGAGTACGCCGACGAGAGGCGCTTCCTGCTCATGGACCGACGGTACGAGGCCGCCGGCCGGGAGAAGACGGTGACTCTCATGGCGTCGAACACGGACCCGCGGCAGCTACCGGGGTACCTGGCCGACCGCGTGTTGGACGGCCGGTTCAAGGTTGTGCAGCTGACGGGCCAGTCGTTCAGACCGGGAATGGGATGAAGGGATTGGCGGATGGCAATTAGGATTCGATCAGTAGAGGGCGTTATGGTGGCACTCTGTGCCGCGCGCTCCGTTGGAAAGGTCGGCGATGTGTATCTTGACGATGCCCAACACCACGCCTTGTACGAGAAGTTCGCAGAGGACTTCGAATCGGAGGGTTATGACACGAGGCCATTATGTGACGAGGAGACAAGAGTGCGAGCGAGAGAAGAGGCCAACAATCCCGCACGGGCATGGTGGGACGCAACCTACTGTCGTGAGACGTAGAACGGGCCAGAGCTTCCGGCCAGGGATGGGGTGAGATGAGAGCCGCGCATCACTGGTCGCATTTCGTAGAACCTGACAAATCAGATGTCTCGCTGACCGGGGTACTTGGCCGACCGCGTGTTGGACGGCCGGTTCAAGGTTGTGCAGCTGACGGGCCAGTCATTCAGACCGGGGATGGGGTGAAGCATGTATCCACAAACGTACTGTCCGTTCTGCCACGGGGTGACCGGCACGGGCGGCTTCGTGCATGAATGGAATTGCCCGAACAATCCGGTGAACCATACTGCGGGCGGGGACACAACCCCGCTGGGCTGGCGCTGTCCTAGTTGCGGGCAAGTCTATTCCCCGTTCGTTGGGGAGTGTCACAACTGTCGGCCCAGGATGGTCACGGGCAATACCTCGGGCGTGTTCAATGCCGACTGATGCTTGCCTCTGTTCCCACCCGCGCCAGTCGCACGACTACGACGGCGCGTGCCAACTCTGTCGTTGTCTGCAGCTTGAACTCGGCCCATCGTCGGGAGTGCCGAGTGTGTACCGGGTGCCCGAGACACGAACGAAGTTACCGGTCGACCCGGCGTTGGAGCGGGCGAAGGCGAGTGCGGAGCTGGTGGAGCACGTGCCGGCGGGAAGCATACCGACGGGAGATGCGCTATGAGAGAGGAGGGGACGTGAGCGAGAAGACGTACACCCCCGAGACGCTGCGGGCGCTGGCCTTTGTTGACGCAGACGGGTACGCCGCCCGCATCGGCAAGGCCGACATAGATGCCCACGCCGACGCCTGGGAGACGCAGCACCTCACGAACATGGCGTACCTCGAAGCGGCGGATGAGACTATCAAAGAACTGCGGGCGCAATTGGAGGCGTTCGCCCCGGATGAAGACGTGGCCCTTGCGCGGGCGCTGTTCGAAGCTTCGCCCGACGTAGCCCAGGTAGGGGAGTTCACAGCGACCGTGGAGAACGTGCTGGTGGTACACAACAAATCGACCGCATACGACGAGGAGGAATGGAGCCGCCTCATGGATATTGAATTGAGGTTCTATGGGCTTCGTCCCGACACTCGTCTCTCGTTCCGATATATCCCGGCCGCCTCCCTCGTCGCGGAAGACAAGTGACCCGCCAACTCCGGCAAAAGACTGGCGCAGCCTCGGATGCCTACGAGCGGCCAAGGAAGAGATGCAAAGGAATCTGCCAGCGATTGGTGTACGACGACATGATGCAGTACGGGATGTGTGCGGAGTGCTTGGCGGTGATGTCGAAAGGGCACCCGAACGAGGGGCGGAACGAGAAGCGCATGACGATCATCCACGACCCGTCGGGGACGTACCGGGAGGGGCATGCGCAGCTTCCGCTGACTCAGTTCGAGGCGGGGTTGAGGCTGATGACTCTGGATGCCGGGACGGTGGTGCAGGACTCTGAGGGGAACCTGTTGAGGGTGTGTGAAACGAAAGGGATGAAGCAGTGGATTGAGCCCGAGTAGGGCGAGAGGAGAAAAGGAAAATGGCTACGATAACGCTTCAAATCAAGGCAGTGGTATCCAAAGAGATTCAGTTCGCGACGCTGGAGGAACTGATCGAGCTTGGTGCAGAATTGGCAAAGGAGTATAGCCCGGCCAGTAAGGGATGGTCATACTGCGATGGATCGGTGGTACTCATCGGCGTCGAAAACGAGTGGGACACGGAGGCATGACGCCGTCGCCCAACGTACCTGCTGAAGCGGACTCTAGCTACAAGTCCCCGGCAGTGTCATAAGGGGAGGGCTCGTCATCGACCCAGAGCAACCCCCGACGCCTACCGAGACCGCGAAGGCGGAGTAACCAAAGGGGATGAGGCAATGGCTGGAACCGGAAGCGTGACACCGCTGGAGAGGAGACGATGATGACCAACTATGGCCAAGGCTATTGGACGGCTGAGACGTGGCGCAGGCTTGGGGCGTTCTCCCGACTGGCTGATGCCCGCGGGATTGCCTACTGGAAGCGTCAAGCGGAGGCCGAGCACGAGCGGGCGGAGAGGCTAGAGTCCATGCTGGAAGTCTATCGTGGTGAGTATGGACGCGGTTACGACCTCGGGCTGTCGGTTTTCAGGGCCGAGCGCGACGAAGCCCGCCAGGTGGCGATGCAGCTGCTGCGGCTGGCGAAGGCACAAGACGCGCTGTTGCTGGCCCAAGATGAGCATGGGCCGCATGACTGGCGAGCCACCGAGAGGCTATGTCTGCTTGATGATGCCTGGGTGGCCATGTCGCCCGCGTTGCGCCGGCTGGTGGAGGAGTGAAGATTCGACTGTCTCGCGCTGATGCGGAGTTCTCGAGGGCGATCAAAGAGAGGGATGGCTGGCGATGTCGTCGGTGCGGGACTCAGTACGCTGAAGGCTCACGGGGGTTACATTGTGCCCACATTGTCGGCCGGCGGAACCGAGAGTTGAGGTGGGATGAGAGGAATGCCGTGTCTCTCTGTGCATCGTGTCACTTCTGGGCACACGGGAACCCCATAGGCTTCACGTCATGGGTGCGCAGCGAGATAGGGGCGACAGGATACAACTGGCTTAAGCGGATCGGGGCAACACCCAAGAAGGTTCGAGAGACAGCGTGTAAAGGAGAATCGAAATGACAGTCTGGTACACGAATCAGTTATGCCGCCCGCGTGCTAGGGCCGCCCTGGACGGCCAGAAGCACCCGTTGGTCGACATCGGCCACCGGATCGTGGAGGCGGAAGAGTCGCATGAGTGGATCCGTTCGACGGAGGAAATGCCCGAGCCCTATCCGCGGGCCTGGTACCTTCGGGAGTGGCTGTCCGAACCGGCCATCCCCCCGACGACATCGCCCCCAACAACGTCGGTGGACGAGGCGGTGCTGGTCGTGTGGCACGCCCTGTTGGAGGCGCTGAGGGGTGGCTGAGGTCCTGCGCTGCCCCCCTCGCAACAGAAACGACAGAACGCCCGAGGAGCGCGCCGCTTTGGTGGTGTGGCACCTGTCACATGGAGACGCGTTCCGCACGAGTGAGGCCGCAAGGATGACGGGCCTCACTTGGGGCGGAGCGGAGAGACTTCTAGGGGCGATCTCCCGCGTGATCCCGATCTACCAGGACGACGAAGGCATGTGGCAGGTGCTAGCGATGCAAGAAGGTCAATAGACATCCAGCGAAAGAAGCAGGAAGTCGCCATTGGACCTGCGCTCAACCATGCATTCGTATTGATTGCCCTGGTCTGCGTACCACACGCGGACCAAGAACTGCTCGCCCGACAAATGTAGGACCCCGGACTCTCTGTAATCCTCAGCGTCCAAGAACGATAGCCCGTACTGTTTCTCGACAAACAGCGTGCAGGCAGTCCACGCGTTCTCCTCGACGCTTGACGTTCTGGTTCCTCCACCGCACGCGACCAGCATAAGAGACAGCGCGATCACGGCCATCAAGGGTTTCATGTTGGCCTCCTCTCTTGCCGTTGATTATCGCTTGGTTTCTCCAATCCGTCACAGACTCCCCAATAGGACACCCACGGGTAGCCCGTGTTGTAGTGTGGGGCCGTAGAGATACGGCTTTTCCAAGGCCGGCTACCGGGGTAGGCCAAATGCCTGTAACCGCCCGGACAACTGAGGCTCGCCGACGCCCGCCATGCGTGGGCGCTCGGCGTTTCCGTTTCGGCCATTTAGACGGCAGCGCTCATGGATGAGCGGAAAGCGAACGGCCAGTTCGCAGAAGGCGGGCCGGGCGGGCCGGGCAGGCCGCCGAAAGCCCGCGAGCTCGCGTACCTCGCGATCCTCAAAGAAGTCGTCACGCTCGACGCGTGGCGCGAGATCGTCGCCAAAGCCGTCGAAGATGCAACGGCGAGCGCGGACCCGATCGCACGGAACCAAGCGCGGCGGTTCCTCGCCGAGTACGCGATCGGGAAGCCGACGCAGTCGATCCGCGTCCGGAGCGACAGCGATCCGTTCGAGGACTTCGCCAGTCTCTCCGACGAAGAGCTCGAAGCGATCGCTTCTGACACCGACGACGGCGAGGCAGGTCCTCGCCGAGAGGAAGCATCGGAGGAGTAGAGCTGCCAGGGTCGTCCTGGCCCGGCGCCGACTCCTGCACCTTACCAACCTAACGTTTCCGGGATACCGGGCGGAGGCGGCTCACAAGCTGATCGCCTCCTACTTGGACCGGGTCGTCTCGGGCGACATCAAGCGCCTGATGATCTTTGCGCCTCCTCAGCATGGGAAGAGCGAGCTGGTCAGCGTGCGCCTTCCGGCCTTCTTTCTCGGGCGCCACCCGGACGATCCGGTCATCCTGGCCAGCTATGCCGCCTCCCTGGCAGAGTCGAAGAGCCGCCAGGCGCGCCAGATCGTCGAGAGCGAGGACTACGGGGAGATCTTCCCCGGCATTGCGACTCGTTCCGACAGCCGGGCCGTGGACAGGTGGGAGCTCGAGGGTCACAAGGGGTCCATGCTCGCTGCTGGCGTGGGTGGACCGATCACCGGGCACGGAGCGAAGCTCGGGATCATCGACGATCCCTTCGAGAACTGGGAGCAGGCTCAGTCCGAGGTCATCCGCGAGAAGGTTTGGGAATGGTGGCGCACGACCTTCCGCACCCGCATCTGGGAGGGCGGGGCCATCGTCCTGGTGATGTCGCGCTGGCACGAGGACGACCTGGCGGGTCGGATCCTGGCGCAGCAGGGGAAGAAGTGGACGGTGCTTCGCCTCCCTGCCTTGGCCGAGACGCAGAAGGAATGGGACCGCAATAGCCGCTACCTGCATCTCCCGACCGGTCAGTCGGACCCGATTGGCCGAGAGCCTGGCGAGGCGCTCTGCCCTCTGCGCTTCAGCAAGGACACGCTGGAGGAGATCCGGGTCGATGTTGGCTCGATAGCCTGGGGTTCCGAGTACCAGGGTGTGCCTCGGGCGCAGGAAGGCAACCGTTTCAAGCGGCCCTGGTTCAGGATCGTGGCGGCAGCCCCGACAAAAGCCCGCCGGGTGCGTTACTGGGACAAGGCCGCAACGGAGAGCGGTGGAGCCTACAGTGTGGGTCTGCGAATGTCGCGCGACGAAGAGGGCATCTACTACATCGAGCACGTAGTCCGAGGTCAATGGTCATCGGGCCAACGGGACCATGTCATGCGTCAGACGGCTGAGATTGACGGGACTCTTGTAAGGCAATGGGTTGAGCAAGAGCCAGGCTCGGGCGGAAAGGAAAGTGCTCAATCGTCGGTGCGCCTTTTCGCAGGCTTTCCTGTGAGCCTCGACAAAGTGACAGGCTCAAAGGATGTACGGCTGGAGCCGTTCGCGGCACAAACAGAGGCCGGAAACGTGAGGTTGGTGCGGGGAGATTGGAACGAGCCGTACATCGAGGAGCTTTGCGCCATACCGAATGGCGCATACAGGGATCAAGGTGATGCGAGTTCTGGCGCCTTCAACAAGCTGGCATCGGGGAATCCTCACGGGGCATCTCTCGTGGACTACGTGAAATGAGTCTTCTCGACACGCTCGCCCGCAGACTCGGATATGCAAAAGCGCAGGCCCCGGTGCCGGGCACCATCCTGGCTATGGCCGAGGGGCAGCAGTGGAACGTGCCCGAGTTTGCCACCGCAGAGAAGCAGACCGACCTTTACCGCGTCCTGAGCTGGATGCAGATTGCAGTCTCGCATGTGGCAGAGCAAGCGGCGGGCATGGAATTCAGCGTCAAGCAGATCATGGGGGAAGACACCGAGGACATCAGCAATCATCCGTTCGAGCTTCTTCTGCACCACCCGAATGAACTCCAGTCCCGGTTCGAGTTTCTCGTGGCGACGTTCAGCTACTACAAGCTGACGGGCAACGCGTATTGGTGGCTCAATCGCCCATCCGGGAGTGAGCCGGCCGAGATGTGGGTGATCCCGTCCCACATGATCCGCCCCATCCCGGATGGGCGGATGTTCCTGCGCGGCTATGAGTACATGCCGGGCAGCGAGGCGGCGCAAGTTCTGCCCGTTGAGGACGTGTGTCACTTCCGTCGCTACAACCCCAGGTCTCCCTTCGTGGGTCTATCGCCCATCGAGGCGTTGGCGACGGTGTCGGTCAGTGACTTGGCGATGCAGAAGTACAACGCCAACTTCTTCGCCAAGGAGAACGCCAAGGTACCAGGAGCCCTTGCCTTCGCCGACCCCGTCCCGGATCCTGACTGGGCGACCCTGAAGTCCGACCTGAAAGAGCAATGGGGCGGGACGAACCGAAGCGGCCCGTTGCTTCTGCGCAGTGTCGGGGCCGGGGGCGTGCAGTACTTGATGATGGGCCTCAGCCAAGAAGACATGCAGTTCCTGGAGGGGCGGAAGTTCACCAAGGAAGAGATCTTCGCCCACTTCTCGCCCGGGCTCGCCTCTGTTCTGGACGTGAATGCTACCGAGGCTAACGCCAAGAGCGGGCGGGCAACGCTGATGGAGTACGCGGTGTGGCCCGTGCTTGTCCCCGTGGCCGAGAAGATCACCAGCACAGTCCTGCCTCTGTATGGCGACGATCTTATTGGTGAGTTCGACGACCCCCGCATCACGGACAGACAACTGGAACTCAGCGAGCAGCAGACCTACGAGCACACGCACACGGTGGATGAGATCAGAAGCGAGTACTACGACGAGGAAGAGTTGGGCGACGAACGGGGGAAATTGTTCCCGGTTGAGGTAGGCAAGTCCGCCGCGCCAACATTCGGGCAGCCGCCTCCGTTCGGGCAAGAGCAGGGCCAGCCGAATCCATTCGAGAAGCGACCGCAAGAGCAACCCACGGCAGAGACTGTCCCCAGTATGGAGACGAATGACATCACGCGCTGGGAGCGAAAGTGTCTCAAGGCGCTGTCTGCAGGCAAGTCGGCCTCGGTGCAGTTCCTCAGTGACGAGATCCCCGAGGAGCAGCACGCGCGTATCCGCAAAGGTCTGGAGACGGCCACGACTGCAGACGCCATCAAGTCCGTATTCGCCGCAGAGCGAATAGCCGACCCGATTGCGGCACTGACGGCGAAATTGTCCGAGGCCATCACGGTGGCGCGGGAGTTGGCGGCGTGAACGACATGGCCCTCGGCCTCTTCGACTCCGCGCTCGACGTGGCTGACCACTTCGAGGCTATTGGGCATCCCCTCGATCTCTCCATCAAGCGGCGAGATCGACGCGAGCCCGGCCGCCGGCAGAAGGAAGCTGCCGAGTTGCGGCTGATGGCGATCATGCGGCGCTACTGGAGAGGTCAGCGCAAGCGCATCCGCGAGAGGCTGCAGAACCGCTTTGCATGGCGCAAGGCGATAGGGGACATCGACTACTTGGCCTCTGACTTCGCCGAGGACTTCTGGAATCAGGAGGCCCAAGAACTGACGCCTGACCTTCTGAAGCTTCTGTTTAGCGGTGCCGTTGGCGGGACGGAGATCCTAGCCAGCTCCAGCAGGATAGGACTCGATACGGCGTCGGCCATCGCTCGAGCATCGGAGTGGGCCAGGCACTATGTAGGCGAACTGGTGAAGCAGATCAACCAGACAACGCTGGCGAGTCTACGCCAGGCCGTTGCCACCTTCGTCGAGACGCAGGGCTTCACGATTGCGGACGTGATGGACATGCTGCCCTATGGAGACTCCAGGGCCGAAAGGATCGCCATCACTGAGGTTACCAACGCCTACGCCGAGGGGCAGTTGCTGGCAGGCGAAGAGCTGGCCGAGCAGTTTCCCGGTGTAGCCGTGGTCAAACTGTGGATGACGGAGATGGACGACCGTGTGTGTGAAATCTGCGGCCCGATGGACGGGCAGGAAGTCGACATCGAAGCGGAATTCAAGGGCGGCGACGGAGAGTTGTATCAGCAGCCGCCGGCACATCCGCGATGCCGATGTTTTCTTGAGACCAGGACGGACATCAGTGCCTGACTTCCTGAAGATACGAGTGACTCCAGAGTTCATGGACGCCATCTTCGTCCGAGACGAGAGGTGCAATCGATTGCATCTTGAGTTGGGAGAGCCGGATGCGGACGGATTCTATACCCCGGTGGTTCATGTTGACACCACTGACAACCCGCTAACGTCTCTCCTTCTCCAGCATTCTTCCTGGTCTGGGCGCAGAGGCAACTATGCCTGACGGCTTGTCGATCACGATCAAGGGCATGGATGAGGTTATCGCCGCCCTGGATCGATTCCCGAAGGAGATCTACCGCTACATGGTGGCGGCCGGGAAAGAGGCTGGGTCTCGGGTCATTTCTACCCGGGGGCTGAAGAGATACCCGCCGGCGACGGAGGCCAACGTCCCTCCGGTGCCGTTCTACATTCGGGGCATGGGTACGCAGTACGCCACGCGCAACCTAGACAATTCAGAACACTACGGCTCCAATTTCTACGTGAAGGCTTCGGCCTACGGCGCCGAGGTCGGGAACACAGAGACCAGCTATGCGAAGTATCTCGGAGGCGACGAACAGGCAGGACGCATGGCGAAGATCGGATGGCGGAAGCTGCTTGAGGTCGCGCAGGAAAAGGTCGGACTCATCACGGATGTCTACGAGCGCTGGGTCGCGAAGCTAATCAAGGACCTGGGGCTGAGGTGAAGCATGCCACAGATTGAACCGGGCGAAGAACAAGAACACTGGATGGAGCGGTGCGTCCCCATGATGGTCGAGGAGGGGCGCGATCAGGAACAGGCCGTAGCAGTCTGCATGCAGATGTTCCGCGATGGCCAGAAGGCCGAGGAAGCCCCCGACATCACGACCGCCCAAGCCCTCAAGGCCGTCGGTGATTGGGAGGTTGAGGTCCTGGCCGTTCCCTTTGGTGGGCCGAAGGGCGGGAAGGACTCGCATGGTGAGTTCTTCGATGCGAAGAGCGATGTCGGTCTAGCCAAGGCCGTTTCTCCTTACGTTCACTACTACCACGGCTTCACGCCCGAGGGGAGTCCTCAGGGAAAGCCAGAGGAAATCGGGAACGCAAGGTACTCACACACCAATGAGCAGGGACATTGGTACAGGATCGTGTTTGACAAGGCGAAGAAGCTTGCCCGGCAAGTATGGGAGGCTGCAAAGCAAGGGATGGCATTCGCCTCCAGCGGGAGCATACAGCACCTTGTCAGGATTTCTGCCAATGGCCATATCGATTATTGGCCGGTGGCCGAGATCAGTGTCTTTGACGTCGCGGGTCGGCGACAGCCGGCCAATATGTACGCGGTTGCAACGCCTGTAGCCAAGGCGTTCTGCACCAAGATGGGCGAACCGTATCCGGGAGATGACGAGGCCAGAGGCGCCCAGGAAAGCGCAGAGCCCGTAGTCGCTCCCATCAAATCAGCAAAGGGAGTGATTGAAATGGACGAGAAAGAACTGGAAGGGAAGATCACCGGCGCTGTGGGTAGCGCGGTGAAGGCTGCCCTTGAGGCCCAGGAAGTTGATCGGAAGGCCAAAGAGGAAGCCGAGAAAACCGAAAAGGAACGCATCGATGCGGCCGTGAAGGCGGAGCGTGAGAAATGGGAGGCCGACGCAGCCAAGGCCAATCGGCTGCCCTTCGACATCCCCGTGGTTGCGAAGTTCGGCGACCATGCCTACGACCACCTGGATGCTGGCGACATGGCTCTGCTGGCGGGCGTTCTCGGCTCGGCCGGGAAGCGTGTCAGCGAAGTCGCCATCAAGTCGCTCGCGGCCAAGCTGGAAACCGACAAGACCGGCGTCGGCGAGATGGGCCGCCAGGCCATGAAGATGGCCGGGATCAAGGCCAACGAGATCGACTACTCGACTTCGGCCGGCTTCGGCGATGAGTGGGTCGGCGTTGCCTACTCCCAGGCTATCTGGGAAGCGATCCGCTTGGGAACCCCCGTGGTTGCCAAGCTACCGACCGTCGAGGTTCCTCAGGGCATGGAGTCGATCTACCTGCCTCTGGAATCGACCGACCCCGTGTTCTACAAGGTGGCCGAGGCTACGAGCGTCGAATCGACGCTGAAGATCCCGCAGGCCACTGTCACCAACTCGCCGCTCGTGACGGCTCGGGTTCAGCTGACGCTCGCAAAGATTGGCGCGCGTGTCCTCTGGACCGGCGAGATGGAAGAGAGCTCGCTGGTGCCGTTCGTCAATCAGCTTCGGTCCCAGCTCGTGGTGGCCGGCCAGGAGTACCTGGAGTCGGCGGTCATCGATGGTGACACCGATGCCACCATCAACACGAACATCAACGACATCGACGGCACCCCGGCCGCGACGGACTGGTTCTTGGTCTTCAACGGGTTCCGCAAGAGCCCGCTGATCACGACCACGGCCAACAGCCGAAGCGCGGCGGGATCCCTTGATGTGACCGACTACCTCGAGACCGTGAAGCTCATGGGCGCGGGCGGGAAGAACGGTTTCGATCGATCCAAGGTCGGGTTCATCGTGGACATTCCGACGCACTACAAGACCTCCACGCTGCCGGAAGTCCTCACGCGCGACGTGTTCGTGTCGCCGACCATCGAGGGTGGGAAGCTCAATGGCCTGTTCGGCTACGAGATTCTTCCCTCGGCCCAGATGTGCAAGAACGGCGGCAACAACCTGTCCGAGTCGACCGGCAAGGTGGACGAGACCACGGCGGACAACGCCTACGGGTCCATCCTGGCCGTTCGCTGGGATCAGTGGAAGTTCGGTTGGCGCCGGCGCATGACGATCGAGACCACCCGAATCGCCAACGCCGACTCGACCGAGATCGTCGCCATGTTGCGCTGCGGCCTGATCCAGCGCGATACGGAAGCCTCGGCGATCACGTACTACGTCGGGGTCTGAGTTTCGCTGAACGACTAGAGGGAGGGCGAGGAGGCGCCTCGCCCTCCCAAGGCCAAAGGGCTCCGGTAACACGGGCACCTCGGCCTAAATGGGGAGATGTGATATGGCAAGCAAACTGTACGTTCTGCGCAAGGGGAACGATGTGGTCGTACGCGGCCTCACGGCAGCCCCGCGCGTTGCGCTCACCACCCAGAGCTACGGCTATGGCGTGAGCATCGGATCGGATGACGGTCGGTTCTTCACTGCCGGCGCTGCCCAGAAGCGGTACCTAGTTTCCATCACGGGTACGCGTGCATCGGGCGCCGCAGTCACGGGCGACTCGAATGATGCCCTGCTGAAGATGTCCGGCAACAACTACGCCGCGAACGATGCGAACTTCATCTGGCGCGGAGCTAACCTGGCCATCGCCAACCGCTCCGGTGGCGTGGCGGGCAGGATGGAGCACTCGCTAGGCGTGCAGGCCAAGTCCGGCGGCACGGTAAGCACGCTCCTGGGCCTCACGATCACGATGGAGAACTATGGCACCTGCGCGACTGAGGCGGGCGGCCTGGACCTCATCGTGCGCAATGAGGCCACTACCGGATTGGCACTGAGCTACGGGCTGCGCATCCGCAACGACGACCAATCGGGTCAGGCGGCAGTGCAGAGCGCGATCAGTGTCTCCAGCCACGCCTCCTCGGGCGGGTTCCGAGAGCTGATCGATGCCTCGGGTGCAGTCCTGACCGAGTACGACACCGGAACGCAGGTGGTGCTGATGAAGTTCAAGGGCGCCAATGCGACCACGTACTATCTGGTCCACGACACGGATAGTGCTACTGCCGTGTCCGTCGCGACAAGCGTCAGCTAGAAGGGAGAGAAGGGCGATGCAACTGACGAAGGAACGCCTCCAGCCTGAGCTAGACAACCTGCGCCTTACACATGAGGGCACGCGGGAGCTGCTCGCCAAGGAGGCGGGAGCAATCGAAATCCTTGAGCAGTTGATCGCCCTTCTCGACGCTCCTGAGCCCGAGAAGGCAGAGGAAGGTGAATCATGAAGATCAAGTTTCTAGTTGGCTTCCAGGGCACGGAGACCAGGAACCTCTGGTTCGAGGCCGGGAAAGTCGTAGACATGCAGGATGAGGACATGGCGGAGCTTCTGGTCCGTAATGGGCGCGCCGTTCTCGTGAACGACGACGGCTCCCCGCTTGAGGCCAGCGTGGCAGGCAGCGAGAGCTTCGCTGAACCTAGCGAGGCCCCACTGGGGCCCATGCCGGAAGGCAATGACGCTCCTGTCGTCGTACCCGAGCCGAAGAAGCGCGGGCGCAAGCGAGGTGCCAAATGAGGCGCATGAGACTTCCGTACACAACCGACGCTAGCGGGGACGCGACGGTCGATGGCGATCGATCGCTACTCGGACGGCTGTATGCGGTGCAGACGGACATCGACGGGACAGTAGCTAACGCCATCGACCTGACGATCTCGACCCAGGGGGCGGCCGGGGCCAAGACGCTCTTGACCATCACCGACGCCGCGGCGGATGCCCTGTACTACCCGCGGGATGTCGTGCATGACGCTGCTGGAACGGCGCTCACGGGCACCTCTGGCGGGGACCGGGCCATGCCTTTGCTGGACGGCCTGCCGCGAGTGGTCGTGGCTGATGGCGGCGATACGCTGTCTGGGTCTGTGGTTCTGTACTTTGAGGAGTAGGCCAATGGCCGGCGACGAGGTTGAACAGCAAGAGCCCAAGCACTACGTTCTGGAAGTCCAGAGCGTGGTTATTCGCGGCAAATCCGAAGTAGAGGCCGAAGAAGAGGCCAAGGAGAACGACGATGGCGAAAGCAGCTCCTGACGCAGTGTTGGACAAGATACCGACCGAGATTGCCACGGCTACCCGACTGACGGTGTGTGCCGGCCAGCCGACGACCTACGCCCAGGCCATCACGGACAACAAGCTGGCCGACGTGGATCTGACTGCCGGTGACGGGAACGGCGATTACGTTATCAGCAACGGAGACACGAGTGGTCGCAAGGTGCGCGTGCAGGCACAGTCGGCAGTACCAATCGACACCGGCGGCACGGCGGACCATGTGGCCTTGGTGCGCGTGTCAGACACCACGCTGATCTTCGTGACCACCTGCACGTCACAGGTGCTCACGGGCGGCGGCACGGTCGATGTCCCGGTGTGGGACGTGGAAGTCGCGGACCCGGCCTGATGCCCGTAGTCTTCCCTCCCTCCGGCTTCGGCCGACCCTACCAGCAGACGGCGAAGAACGGCGTCACCGTCACGGCGAGTGCTACCCCCCACACGATGGGGAACTGGGTCACGCTCATCGATCCGGTTTCCTATGACGTGTTCGGCATCCATCTCTCGGCGTGGGGCGTATCGGGGTCGGCAGCCAACACCGGCCTTCTGCTCAATGTCGGTGTTGGACCAACGGGAGGCGGGAGCGAGCAAATCGTCATCCCGTATCTCGACCTCGGCGCGACGGACATCACTGCCGGAAACGGAAAGAAGTACTTCTTCCCCTTATACATTCCGGCCGGAAAAGCCCTACGGGCGCAGTGTCAGTCGGTGATTTCCGGCGACACGGTAGTTCTTTCCGTTGCGGCCTACGAGCTTCCGCCCCACGGCTTCGCGGAGGACGCCCCGCAAGAATGGGCGCAGTACGGTGCGGACGCCGCAAATACTCGAGGCACGGCGGTCACATCGGGCAGCAACGCATACGGAACCGAGGCGCAGATAACCGCCTCAACAACGAGGGCGCATCGCTGGTTCCATGTGGGGTTGGACTTTGCGGCCAACACCACGGTTACAGCCGGGGGCTACCGAGTTCGTCTTTCCAGAGATACGGGCGGGGCCGACGTCATTGGTGTCTGGGACTTCAAGGCCCTCAGCGCCAGCGAGAACATGGGTGGTCCGCTGCCGGACTTCCCGGCGTGCATACCCGTGGCGGCTGGTTCGACCCTTTACGTTGACGTGGACGGAGCCACCACAGAGGCGCTGGGCGTGGTTGTGTACGCCGCATAGGATGGACACATGACGATTTCCGTTGTCATAAACAGCGCAACGATAGGAACCACCGAACACTGGCTGGCGTCCAACTCCACGTCCAAGGTTGACCAGACAGAAGACAACATCAACCAGGTCTGGATTGACTTCGGCGCAATGTTAGCGGGCGACGTGTACGAGTGGCGCCCGGTGGAGAAGGTCAACGCCGGAACTCAGCGCACCTTGTACACGGGCCGCGTGGTAGGCGTGCAGGGAAGCCCGGTCATCGTCACCGGGTTCTTCCTGGCCGAGGGCTGGGAGATCGGCGTCAAGAAGATCAGTGGGACCGACAGAGCCATTGCGTGGTCGCTTCGCAAGGTGATATGACGTGAGTTGGGTCTGGCAGCCACTAGCTCTAGGAGGACAGCAGTCGTCGGGCGCTGGCGCGACTCAGTTGGTCGTCCAGGACGCGACGCTTGCGCTCGCTGCCGATAGCCCCACCCTAACTCAGCACCAGATCCTAGTAGTGGCCGATGCCCTGCTTGCGCTGGCGGCGGACAATCCCGGCCTCACCCAGCACCAGATTCTCGCCGTCGCAGACGCCCTCCTGGCTCTGGCTGCGGAGAGTCCGACTCTTACGGCGCATGAGCCAGCCATTCAGCTGGTGGTGCAGGATGCGCTACTAGGCCTCGGGGCAGGGGCCGCGGCACTGACGCAACACAACGCCCTTGCGGTTGCTGATGCGCTACTGGCTATGGCCGCCGATGGAGTGGCACTCTCGCAGCACAACGCCCTCGCCGTGGCCGATGCGCTTCTCGGCCTGTCGGCGGAAGCGCCATCTCTTCTGCAACACCAGATCCTAGTTGTGTCAGATGCCAGCCTCACGCTGAGCGCAGAGAACATTGTCCTGGAGGTCGCCGGCGCTCTGGCCGTGCAGGATGCAACGGTTGCGCTGTCTGCAGACAATGTGGCCTTGGTTCAGCATGCCGTTCTCGTCGTTCAAGATGCAACGCTGGGCTTGGCGACGGAGAGTCCAACTCTCACTGCCCATGACCCGGCCGTACAACTGATTGTGCAGGATGCCTCACTCGTGCTTGGCGTTGATAGTCTGGCCCTAACGCAGCACAACTTCCTTGTAGTCGCGGACGCCACTCTCGCCATCACCGCGGAGTCTCCGAATATGGCGATCCCGGTTCAGTTGATTATTCAGGGTGCCATTCTTGGCCTGACGTCAGATGCCTTATTGCTGGTCTTGCGAAACATCGCCGGTTCCGCGGAAATACTTACCTCCTATGTAACCGCACTGGACGGATCGACAAGCCATGTCTTAGACCTGACGGTCGATTCCGAACTGCCCTGGATCGTGGAGATCACCGAATGAGCGCCTATGAGAAGGATCAGGTCGTGAGGGCGACCGGGACGTTCAGGGATACGGCAGGAACTCTAGTCGATCCTACCACGGTGAAGTTTCGCACGCGCACGCCAGCCGGCGTGGTTGTTGAGTATGTCTACGGGGTCGATGCTGATTTGGTGAAGGATTCGACGGGGATCTACCACTTCGATATCACTTTTGTGAGCTCGGGTCTTTGGAAGTACCGATGGATCACCACCGGCGTTGGCGCCACGGCGAAAACCGTGAACCTTGATGTCGCGGATACGGGGTTCTGATGGCAATCACAAACGGCTACTGCACGCTCGTCGAGTTCAAGGCGTACGTCGATCCTGGCGGAACGATGGGCACCAATTCCACGGATGACACGGTATTGGAGACCATCATCGAGGCCGCCAGCCGATACCTGGATGACCAGACGGGAAGGACGTTCTACGCCAGAACCGAGACCCGCCTGTACGACATTCCGAAGGGAAGAGAGCTGCATCTTGACGACGACTTGCTCACGGTGACGACGTTGACGAATGGGGACAGTACAGTCATCCCCTCGACTCAATACATCCTTAGCCCGGCGAACGTATACCCCAAGCGAGCCATCGAGCTCAAGGGAAGCTCGTCCTACGCCTGGCAGACGACATCTTCGGGAGACACAAAGCAAGTCATCTCCGTGGCGGGGACGTGGGGCTGGACTTCGACGACCCCAACGGAGATCAAAGAGGCCACACGGCAGATAGCCAAGAACGTGGCCAACAGGCGGACGGGGGAGAACTCTGCTGGTGAAGCCCTCATCCTGCCTTCTGGGATCGTTGTCTCGCCCCAAGACCTGAGCGGGTTTGCCAAGGGCGTGATTGCTCGCTATCGGAGGAAGTGGTGAGTCTCTCGGCCGTAACGATTGCCAACAGCATAGCCGGGATCACGGTCTCGGGCGTCACGATGCGCGACTTGGACGAGATCCCTCAGGGCGCTCTGGCACGTGACTGCCCGATGGTCTACCCGAAGCCCGATGGGTTCCTGTCCGGTTTGAGCGTCAACCGGGACAGCTTCGGGGCGGCGGCCGCCAAGATGACGGCGAACTACACGCTGACCTATGTCTTCCTTCATTCCCCGGTTGGTTCGGGCCGCGGGCTATTCGACATCTACGAGGACATGGTCACCAAGGGACTGTCGGTGATCGATGCAATCCTGGCTACCGCGACTCTCGCGGGCGCGGTCGATGTGCAGATCGGCGACATGCTGGACTTCGGCCCCGTCAACGATCCTGCGGGGAACACGTTCCACGGGTGTCTGATCGCGCTCAACTGCTCGGAGTTCATCAACTAAAGGCGGACCTATGGCGACAGGAAGAACAGTCAGCAAACACACAAGAGTCTACGCGGATGGGTATGACCTGTCGGGCTACACCCGCTCCATCGGCCCCCTCGCCGTTGAGTTTGACGAGGCCAAGCTGGTGGCCATGACGGATGGTGTACAGGGCGTTCTACCGGATTCGGGAAAGGTCAGCCTTGGGACGCTCAACGGGATCTTCGACGATACCGCCACTACGGGACTTCATATCGTTGCCCGTGCGGCCGGCGTGAAGAGAACAATGATGGTCCCAGTCGGCATCCGGGCAGCTCCAGCGCAAGGAGATCCGTGCTTCCTGGGTCAGTTCGAGCAGGGCGCCTACATGGGACAGCCCGACGGGAACGTGATGGTGGCAACTCTGCCATTCGAGAACTGGTCAGGCAGCGCGAGTTCGTTGCTCTACTCGAAGCCCTGGGGCGTCTTGCTCCACGCGAATGACGCGGCAGCCGGGGCCAACACAGCGATCGGGGTTGACGATTACGGGGATGCAACGGCAAGGGGTGGCTACTTGGTCTACCAGATCTTCGACTACGAGGGAACGGGGAGCGCGGTCATCACCGTGCAAGAGGCGGACACGAATCTCAACGGCTCCTTTGCCCTCCTGTCGGGCGCGACCAGCGGAAGCATCGCGCATACAGCTATGCCAACGGCCGGCCTGGTGGCGATCTCCCCGACGGCCGACGTGAAGCAGTTCCTGCGGTGGCAACTCGCGTTGACGACTCTCACCAGTTTGACGTTCGCCCTGGCATGGGTTCGGGGCTAAGGAGAAAGAGACATGGCTGCACAGACGGGACGCACTGTTTCGAAATGGGTCAAGGTGTACTTGGACGACTCGACTGCGACGTTGCGCGAGATCCCAGTCGATTCGATCAACGGCGTGGGGTTCGACTATCCCGCGAAGGACCTGACGGCCTTCCAGGATGCGCTCCATACCGTCCTGCCGGAGATCCCCGACTTGGAGATCACGCTGACGGGGCCGTTCGATAGCACAGCTGCGGTGGGCGCCTCGGGATCTGGGGTTGCTCCTGCGCTGTCGGGATCTCACACGGTTCTCAGCGGGATCGTCGGCGGGAATACTCCGTTGGCCTTCGGGATCGCCGTGGGCATGCGGCAGTATTACACGAGTGGCGAACCGGTCTTCGGCATCACGGGAACCACAGCCAATGGGTTCCTGTGCCTGAGCTACGTCGTGAACATGGACGACATGAAGTACACGGCGAAGTTCAAGGTCATGACGGGATCGGCCGCTCCCGCTTGGGGAACGAGTCTTGTGACGTGAATTGGTCCTATTTCTTCGAGGACCAGAACTTCCGTTTTCTGGCCTCTCGCATGGAAGCCGAAATGCGTTGCTTCAAGTCGGGATGGTCAATGTGAAGCCGGCGGATCATGGCACTTCTCGCGAGGCGTTGTTCGAGTGTCCATCGCGGCCTGGACTGTTTCAGTCTTGCCCGATGCGCGTCAGAAATGGGATGCTTGGCCGAGTGGATCTTCGGGGAGACGACGGCGAGGTTCTCAATCCGATTGTCGAGGCGGTTACCGTTGATGTGATGAACGAGTTCATCGGGAAGCAAGGATCGCCCAAGATGCAGTTCCATGAGATGTCTATGGAGAGGCATCTGCCGACCGTTCACACGGCATTTCCGGTACCTGGCGCGCATCTCGTCATCGGGTTTTGTCGAGCCCTTGCTTGGCATGTTGACCTCCTAAAAGGTCACGGCCCAACCGTCGGTGTTGCACTTGTCTAGGGTGCGCCACTTATGACGGAGGGCCGTGTCGGAAACAAGAAGTGGCGCTCACCCTAGACGGAGAGAATTGTACCACATGCCGAAAACGATAACAAGTCCCGTCAAGAAATGGCCGGGGACAGTCGTGCTACAGGACCCGATCCTGTTCCCGGCCTACATTGCCTGGAAGCAAGCTGTTGACGCGGCGGCAGCACTCGAGCCAGAGGGAGAGTCGTTGACCATCGTTGGCGCATCGGCAACTGCTGAGATGGCGCAAGCTATTCTTCCTGGCATTTGCGCCGTTGTCCAAGAATGGAAGCTGGAGGGCCTGCCAGCAAGTATGGTGCCGGAGAGCTTTCCGGCTACGCCGCGTAAGGCATCGGTGTTGCTTCTGGCATGGCTGATATCAGAGATCACCAGCCTAGTCGTTGGGGAGGAAGAGATCCCAAACGCCTGATGGCCCGCGCCTACGCGTATGCGGAAGGCGACGGGCCGGAGCCCTGGGAATTGACTCAACTTCGGGCAATTGATCGCTTTGGGGCGCAGGCCGTCATGGGAAGGTGCCTGTCAGTGGGAGAGATACGCAGGATGACCGTGGCGCAGAGCATCGTCGGCGCTTATCAAGCAAGGGCCAAGGCAGAGAACTGGGCGGATTGGGCGCGCAGGAACCCCGATCTGAGCAGTCTCTTGAATGGCGCCATGCTCAAGGATGATGATGGCTGACGTACAGATTCGGATCCTGGCCGAGGTTGCCAAGGCCAATTCGCAATTGAAGTCCCTCGATGATCGCATGAAGAGCATGAATGCGACCTCCGCCACGTTGTCGAAGGGCTTCTCCACCGTAGGCATCGCCCTGGCCGGAATCGTCTCCGCTGGATATACCGCCAGGAAGATGTGGGATGCCACGGCCGGATCCGTCATCGCCTACAACAAGACGATCCTGGATTCGGCTATGGCCACCGGGAACTCAACCGAGGAATTCTCCAGGATCGTTGAGGTCGCCGGCGATTTCGGCATTGCCATCGGTGATGTTACCCGCGTGCTGGAGTTCATGACGAAGAAGGGCATAACGCCGACGATCGACAACCTGGCAGCCTTCATGGACCAGATGAATGCGATCGAGGACCCATCTAGGCGGGCTGCGGAAATTTCTAAAGTCATGGGCCGGAACTGGGCAATCCTTGATCCAGTCATGCAGGCCGGCGGCGCGGCATTCCGATCTGCCACAGGCGCCGTTCAGGCCGGAATTGTCGTGACACAGAAGGAGGCCGAGGAAACCGAACAACTCCGTATGGAAATTGAAACCCTCACCGACTCGTGGACGTCCTACAAGAATACGGTGGGGCTCGCAGTCGTTGGGGCAATCAACGACGAGATCGAGGCCGGAGATCGCCAGAGCGATAGCATCGACTACCGCCAGCGCGCCTACCAGGACCTGGTCGCACGGGGAATCCAACCGACGACAGCCAGCATTTCGCGCCTTGCCGCGGAGATGAAGCGGGCGGACACCGCTGCGGCCGAGGGCGCTAGAAACATCGAACTCCTAGCCGTGGCCGGCCGGAACCTGCCGACTGAGTTCCACGGAATGCTCCGAGATTTCCATGTTGCGGCCGCGGTCGACCTCACCATTGCCAACCCCGAGAGCTTCCGTGAAGCCGTGATGGGCATCGTGACACAGCGTGCAGAGACTACTGCAACGGCCGGCGCTGAAGCTGCAGCAGACTGGATCGCTGGGTGGATGGCCGAGAACCCCGGGAAGACAGTAACGGAGGCTTTTCAGGCGTATCTCGACGACTTCAACGCGTCACTTGCGAGCACCCAAGACAATCTTAGCGTCGGGATTCTGGGGGGATTACTTGACGCTGGTATTGAGGCCGCGGCGATCCCCGTGAAAGCTGGTGATGTAAGCGCATGGGCAGCCGCCAAGAAACTGGCGAACACATTCTCTGTCGAGCTGGCTAACGCCGGAGATAACGCTTGGGACATCGTGAGGGCAATTCAGGCGATCAATGACGCTGGGGGAGTCCCGAACATCGGTGGCGATGGCGGCGGCGACGGGGAAAGGCCCGGCGGGGAGTCCGAATTCCAGCACGGTGCCGACTTCGTCGTGCCACCGGGATTCCCCAATGACTCCTTCCCCATGCGCGTGAGTTCAGGAGAACGGGTTGTCGTGATCCCGCAGAACACGCAGAACAACAGCCGATCCTTCACTTTCAATACGACCGTCAATGACAGCGCGGGCGGCATGGGCCTTCTTGAACGCATGAAGCAGGATGTGCGGAGACTATAGATGGCCGTCACCTATTCCCTCACGGATGGCACGACGACCATCGACCTGATCGCGGCAACGACGATCAGTATCAGGGATACCTCTCAGCCCCCATCCATTCCGGGCGTGGCGATCCAGGAACCGACCCGCGTGACCGAACGCTGGGCCCTCCGCGTGAAGGGAACGAGCAACGACAACCTGGCGTCGCAGCTGCAGACTCTCATCAAGCTCCTGAGAAAAGCAAGCGACTTCGAGGATGGAGTCGTCTTCACGAAGCCGGTGTATTTGCAGGTGCAGATGGCGAATGAGACGGGGGCCCGCTATGCCCTGGTACATGGCGCCACAGACCTTGAATTCCCATTCGGGATTGAGAAGTACGTCCAGAACTCCAGCACGGCAGAGATCGACGTCACAATCGAGCGAGAGCACCCCTGGCGCTCGGCGGCCCCCAATACTCTTCCCACGGCCTCCACGCTGACGGCATCGGATGGCCCTGCCTCACCCACGATGGTGCATGTCGCCAACTTCCGGGACGACGGAGTCTTAAGCAGCGTCAAGGTGGACGACGGGGGGGCCTTCACCGACATCATCAGCGCGGTCACGGGGACAAATCTCTTCCCTGCTGCGCCGGCCGCCAACGATGCGCTGTACTTCCTGGCAACCGACATCCCATTCAAGCACTGCTGTGCGGGCGTGGCGACGGCGATGGCGAGTTTCGCGGGGACGCTGGTGGCCGAGTACTACTCTGGCGCGGCCTACTCGGCCATGACTCTCGGGACCCATTTCACCGTGTTTGACGCGAGCGGCCGGGAGATCACCAGCCTCAATGAGTTGTTCACGCGAACCGGGTTGTGGTCGATCAACATCTTCCCGCCCTCGGACTGGGCGACCGTTGCCGTAGATGGTCAAACGGTCTACCCCTTCCGAATTCGCATCAGCGCATTCACGTCCATCGGTACGGTCCCCACGAAAGACGGCAACGCGATCTATGCCCAGCGCAAGAACTACGTCGAGATCCCGGCGGCCTCGCTGGTGGGGGACAGTCCCCAAACGACTCTCATTCGCCTGTTCTCCCCCTCGGGTGGCGGGGCGACGGTTGGGAAGGCGAATCTATCGCGCATCCTGATCGGGACGAAGTCGGACCCGGCATCCACCTTCGAGCCGGTCCTGAACTTGGGGAACGTGGACAACCCGGCTGGCTGGACGACGGCCTACGGCACCGACTCGTCTTCGGTGGCCGACAACCTCGCGCCCGGGCGCGCGCACGCGGCAGTCTCGTTCGCCACAGAGGCGACATCGGTCGTCCGTGTAACTCTCACAGGAGACGATCTTCTCTCGTCCTACGCGCCGGGAGAGTACCTGGTTATGGTGCGCTGCCAGCAGATCGGGGGTAGCCCGGGAGACTGCAAGGTCAGCGTCGATGTGGCTATCGGGGGGAGCGGCGCCTACGTCCCCCACGTCTTCCTGGGAGAAGCGTCCCCAACCGAAGGAGCGGACGATGGGCCGGAAGTCCTTTGCATGGGCGGGATCGACGATCCCGTCCTGCTGCAGCTTCCGTTCTCGCGGGCCTACAACTCCGACTCCCTGGCCTCCACCGACATCGTCGTTCGAGTGTACGCAGAACGCGAGAGCGGGGCTTCCGTCCTCAGACTCTACGACCTGTGGCTCATGCCAATCCACGAGGGATCAGTCTCCGCCGACGATCCGGTGACGGACACCACGAATGGCAGTTCAGCCCTCAGAGGCGGGACGATCCTGGACGTCGACGGCGGGGTTCTGGCCAACCGGACGATGAAGCAGATCGTCGTCGGGGCGAACTTCATCCCGGCCGAGGAATGGACGCGCGTGAACCGACTCCCAGAGTTGAAGAACATCGGGGTCAAGACCCGGCTGTACTTCCTCATGCTCCACTACGCCACGGCCTGGGATAGCGGGCCGCTGGTGGCCAGCCTCGGCAATCACCTGGCATGCTCCGTCTACGCCCATTCGCGGTACGCAATGTTGAGGGGCGCAGGATGACAACCTACACCTTGGGAACCACGCAATGCACGGCTCTCATTCGTGACCAGGACGAGGGATGGATCTTCGAGATCTCCTTCCGCCTGCTGAGGAATGACGGGACGGGCCCGGTGGACATTGGCGGGATCGTCCAGAGATATGGAGAGGCGACGAGCAATCTGGAGATGCGAACGAACCTGCTTGCGCAAATCAAGGAGCTGGCCGAGGTCGACTACGCCGGCCAGCAGCAGGCCACGAGAGACGCACGGGCGGCGGCGATCCTTGCGGCCTTGAGCGACTGGAGTCTAACGAGGCCGTGACGACCATCGGCAGCATCATCCTCAAGGCGGATCCCGTAAAGAGGCGGGAATACTACGCCCGAACACTCGTGCCTATGGGTTCGCCGGGGCCGTGCGAGATGTATTTCTCCGACTACCGCCCGTCCTACCAGTCCGAGGGCTGGTTTCACAGCGCGTCGTTTCGCGTGCACGCGCGCGAGAACGTGCTGAAGGAACTCTACGCCAACGGGCTTGGAAGAATGGTCGAGGTGTGGGGCTACGGCCTGAAGCAACACTTCGAGGGCCGGGTGGTGGAGGTGGTGTTCAACTTGCCCCCCGACCAGTTCACCAAGACGCTGGATCAGATCGGCAACAAGACATGGATGCGCGCCGATGTGGATGGCGACGGCACAGTGGACCGGTCGACGGAACTCCAGAACACAGACAGCCAGGGGAAGTACGGGACGACCGACTTGGTGATCTCCGGCGGGCAGATCCAAGGGTTGACCGTGGCCGATCAGGCCGTCCAGGCATTTCTGGACCTGAAGGCGTTTCCCAAGCCAGCGGCCGATCTTGGTGGCGGCAGGGGCCAGGCGTACATCGAACTGTTCTGCCGTGGGTGGATCAACACCCTCGGCAACCGTGTGTGGAACCAGACGGCGGACACCGGCACACAGGCCATGAGCGCCGAGATACGGGACATCATCGGGACGCCGGCGGTTCCTGCGCATCCCTATCTGCCCGAGGCAACTCTTCTGCCTGGAATGATCGCCTGGTGGCCGATGGATGAACATTCGGGAACGTCGGTTCACAGCGAGATTTCCGGTGGGGTTGGTGGAACCTTGGGGGCAGGGGCAGCAGCGCCAACTCTGGCCGCGGCCGGAATTGGGGACGGGCGAAGCGCGTTCTCCTTCGACGGCGGGGACTACGTTGATGTCTACAGTGGGGCTTTGGCCGCGGCGTTCGACGGTGCGAAGGGCTCCATGCTCATCTGGGTGCGCATCACGGATGCGGCGGTGTGGGCGGATGCGGCAATCAGGATTTTCGCGTCCCTGTTTGCGGATGCGAACAACTGGATACGGCTATCAAAAGGAACCGTCGCCAATCAAGTTAGGTTCCGATACTCTGCCGCTGGCACCCTTGAAGATGTCGTTGACACCTCCTTGGCCGCGTCTACGGACTGGTTCCTAATGGGCCTGACTTGGGACGCGGCGGCCGATGAAGTGAAGGCCTATCTTCAGGGAGCGCAAGTAGGAGCGACTCAAACCGGCCTCGGAATATGGTCCGGTTCCCCGAACAATACAGAAACACTAATTGGTTCGTTCACTGCCGGCACCGCTGGGCACAAGGGCATCCTTCAGCATCCGATGGTCTTTGCCAATCGCGTCCTGACTGCGGCGGAGATTCTCGCCATCTATGCAGGCGGTGACGGGATGGTCGCGGCCGTCGCGGCTTCGGGCGTCGGGGAATACATCGCCTCACAGCACAGGGCGCCGAACACCACGAGCGTAACGAAGGAACTGGACGCCGACCGGAAGGCGCTGGACATCATCAACAACATGACCTCCCTGGGTGACGCGGACAACAACCGCTACCTGCTTCAGGGGAGAGGCAGAACACCAACGTCCGTGAAGGGCCGCCGGGGCGTGTTCAAGCAGGCCGCGCCCGTCGTGGTGCCCCCGAGTATCTGATGGCCGTCAAAGCCGGCAGCTTCCAGATCGGTACCGGGGCCATTGGCACGGAATACGGTGTCACTGGTCTGGCATTTCGACCTGCAGGCGTGTTCTTCCGCTGGTCAGGTTTCAATGGCACGGACACGGGGCCAACGGAGAGCGCCGTTCAAGGCGGCTATGGGTTCATTCTCGAGAATGGGAAGCGTGGATGCGTGGCGTACTACGGCCAGAACGGGGCTGATCCTTACGGGACATATTCGGCGCTGTGGAACACCGAGGCCATCGTCAAACAATACGCGGGCGGTCCAACGTCCCTTGGGAGAGCCGACTTCCTGTCGATGAACGATGATGGGTTCACCCTGATCATCGACGAGGTGATGAGTTTTGAGATAACCGTCTTCTACCTGGCAATCTCGGGCGTGGAGTTCAACGCCATAGAAATCACTGAGCCGGGCGCTATCGGTCAGGTCGCCTACGCCGATGCCGGCTTCAGGCCAACCTTCGTGAACATTCTCGGCAGTCATGCTACTGCCTTCGACACGGCTACGCAGGACGCATCCTACTGCGTAGGCGCGTCGTCCGGGGCCTCCGCAGACACCAACGCTGTATCGGCGAAGTTCGCCGACAGCTCTCTGGGCTTTTCCGCGCTTGCTAGTTACGACACGGACACCGAATGCCTGGCGATCATGGAGAGTGGCCCCATCGTTTCCGTGCGCGCCAGCCTAGTAGCTTTCGGGTCTGATGGCATCACTCTCGACTGGCTTGAGCGGAACGGCTCTCGGAAGTTCATTGCGGTTGTGGCAAGCGGACGGTGGAACGTTGGCAATGTCAGCATGCCGACAGATACCAACCCGTTTACCGAGACAGGCATGACGTGGACACCGGAGGGGTTGGCGGTCTTCGGCGGGGGTTACCCAAAGGATGCCCAAGATACTGCCCTGGCTGGTGCCCACCAGTTCTCGGTCGGGTTCGGAACGGGGCCTACCGAACGCTTCGTGTGCCAGACGATGGACAACAGCGGAACGGTCAACAGCAGAATCTCCGCCTATCACCAGTCCGATGCGATCTACGCCAACATCAATAATGGAGGAAGTTGGCCAACGAATCAAGGCCAATGCGACATCAACAGTGCCTTCGCCGCTGACACTATCGAACTGGTAATGGACACCGCCGAAACCCTGGCGTCCTTTGCGTGGTACTTCGCCTTCGGCCCGCCCATCCTCGCGTTCAGGCAGCGCCTTGTCAGATACCAGCACAACACCTACTCCAGCCGAGCTGCCGGAAGGACGATTGTTCGGGATGTTCTCGGAAGGACGATCTCCGGCTGGGAACTGAGGCCGGACAACTGGCTCTTCTCCGGCGGCCCGGGATTCGTAACACCCAAGAAGTTCGCATCGCTCTTGGTGAATCCGTCGACCTTCTACATGGAGACCGTGCAGCCGGCAGAAGGCAGCGCCAAGATCGAGACGAACCGCGAGGCCCTGTTCGTGTCCCTCATGCGGAGGCTTGCAGGCTGATGCCATTCAACGAGGACAACTGGGGTGTGGAGGTGGATGTAGGAATGAATACGCCAAGCAAACTTGACGCGTCCGGCGTCGTGACGGTTACAAAGGGGAGTCAAGGCGGAAAGATCGGGGCAGTCAGAACGCAGTCGGGAACACTCGGCCGGGCGCTGCAAGAGCAAGACACTCAGAAGTACGGGGCAACCATCGACATCTACGACCCAGAGTTGGCGGCGTTTCTCGGATCGAATCTATGAGGCTGTCATGCCGACGGGAACCAGGGATGATGCTTGACCTTTGGGAGGCGCTGGTTATGACACGGAGCAAGGCCGGTGTTGTAGTCAGGTCCAACCTCGAAGCACCAGTTGGATGTCTCCCGATCCTTGAACAACGACGTTGGCTTCTCGGCCCGCTTGATGTCAGAGAAGGCGGTCAGGACCAGGAGGGCTACGAGGGCGAGTTTCTTCATGCTCTAAGTATGCCACGGATTCGCCTCTGGGAACTGACGGCATGCTGACAAGCAAGGTCGTAGAACACCCGTTCGTGGTACTGGAGGACTAGATGAGCTGGCCCGAGAAGTCATCCGTTGTGAATGCGACTGACTGGAGCTACTTCCAGCAGATCAATCAGCACACCCCGCCGAGGATTATCCCCATCGAGTCCTTCTGCGCGGCCAATCCGACGCTGGAGGTCTTCATCCTGCGGGCCTGCTGGCCGTCGGGCCTTCCCGACCCGCTGTACCCTCTCTACTACGACGCGCTGACTGCGGCCGGGAAGAAGGTCGCTGCCTACTTGTGGCCGAACGTCACGAAGAAGATCGGCGTGACCGAGGAGAACTGGAAGGCCGCGCTGGGAGACCGGGTGCCGAAGCTGCTCATGCTGGACTTCGAGGAGCCAAGGTACGGAGCAACGAAGGACCAGCTCACGGACAACGCGGACGACAGCCTGGAGGCGCTGGCGGCTCTCTATCCCGGCCGTCACGTCATCGGATACTGCCGGGCCAACTGGTGGGAGGCGTTCATCAATCGCAAGATCGAGGCCCATTGGAAGTGGATACTGGCGCAGTACCCGCTCCCATTCCCGGACGGCGAGGGCGGATTCAGGCAGTACCGGACGCATGCCGAGCTCGCCAAGCACCTGCCGATCGGGAACAGCTTCACCCCCTACATGGGGAAGACCGGGAGGTTCACCCACGCCAATGTCATCGGCTGGCAGTTCAGCGAGTACGGCTATCTCCCCGGCTGGACCCGACGCCTGGACCTGGACAGCCTGAAGCGCGACTTCGTGCTGCAGGTCTTCGGTGAGGTTGCGCCTACGCCACCTGTCCCGCCCTTCCCCCCGACGCTCGAGCAGCGGGTGGACGACCACGAGAAGCGAATAGCCGCCCTGGAGGCCGAGTGAACTACGCCATCGCTGTTGTGCTTGGAACGGGCGTGCTGACCTGGCCCCTCTGGCAAGAGGCAGTGCCTACCAATTGGGGCGAGTGGCCGCTGAACATCGCGGTCATGGGCTTCGCGCTGACTGTCCTCAAGATCATCATCTCGTTCGTCCAGTCTAGGGACGACAAGTTCACCGCAGCCCTGGCCTCGATTGAGGAGAAGCATCAGGACGCATTGGTGGACTTCGGCAAAATGCTCAAGGAGGTGGGAGATAAGACAACGGCGGCCGCGGAGGC